TCCGAATCGTTCGAAGAAGGCGAAATAGTCTGGTCGGCCAAATATCATGGCCCTGCCATAATTCGGGCAGAGTTATCAGTAGACTATCAAGCAGAGCTTCCAGGCTATAAAGATGTAAACTATGAAAAGAAGTATGGTAGCAAAGCATACAATATTTGGGTACTTGAAAAAGTAGACGATGACTACAGTGAGCGTTGGACTACTTCCACTGGCGGAGGCTTTGCAGCTACACAACTTGCATATGATTTAGGCAAGCTATCTCACCTTCAAGAATACGGAGTTGATTTATCACGTATCTAAAAATATTTCTTGACTTTCATCTTCAATAGAAGTATAATATGTGTATTGAAGATGAGGGAACCAATGGGCGACCGATTTTATTTATCACAACTAGCCGCGACAGGATCGTGTCCTGGCGCAAAACTTACACAACTTAGAAGGAAACGTAAAATGGCATGGGACGATGACAAGAAGGCACAGGCTGTATCTATGTATGAAGCAGCTGACCCTACTCCCGAAACGTCAATGGAAATTGTAAAAAGCATTGCAGACGAGCTGGAAGAGTCACCTAACGGTGTTCGTATGATTCTTACTAAAGCTGGTGTCTATGTAAAGAAGAGCCCCGCTTCTGGTGGCAGCAAACCAGCCTCGAATGGTGGTAGCGGGGGCCGAGTTTCAAAAGCTGCTGCTCAAGACGCGCTTATTGCTGCAATTAGTGATGCTGGGCAAGAAGTAGACGAAGATGTTATTTCAAAACTAACTGGTAAAGCTGCTCAATACTTTACTACTGTTTTGAACGCAGTTAACGCAGCAAGTTAATTAATTTTTAATTAGCCTCCGAAACTTTGTTTCGGGGGTTTTCTGCATTTCAGTATTACAACCTAAAACCTAGAGCAGTAAAAAACTTTGCTAACCTTGGTATAGGAGTAATAATGAAAAAGGAAGACTTAGCAAATACACTGCGTGAATATGGGGATGCCATAATCACGTACAGAAGCGAAAAGTCCAATAAACTAAAATATAATGTTTGCACTTTAGACTTCTCTACCCCATATATTCAAACGAAGAAAAATAGAGCAAAAGAGTCCTCCGAAACGTTGCTTACGTTTTGTTGGGACACAGACTCTTATCGCCTATTAAAACCTGCGAATATAACCAGTATCATCCCACTCTCTTCAGTTTTGAAGAACGAGAGGTAGATATGGAACTTTACGCGTCCCCAGAGCTTTACGAAAAAATCATTCATTACGATGAAGAAAAAGAAACGCAAGTAAGGCTAACAGTTGGAACCTTTAGAGGTGTAGAATATCTTCATTTACGCAAGTATTTTTTAAGTTTTGACGAAGAGTGGTGCCCTACACCAGATGGAATTGCATTTCCTTTAGACATGGATAATTCAAAAGAACTATTTAGAGGCTTAGTAGAAATATTAAGCCTAGCGGAAAGTAAAAAGATTATTCAAGAAGAATTTTCTGAACTTATCCAGGACATTTATATAAAATAATTCTTGACTTTTCTTTCTCTTTTCTGTATAATATATGTTCTGAGTGAGGATAGTAAATGAAAGATTTTATTGAAAAAGCAGCGTGTGCTTATTACTCTGGGTATCCTATTATTTCGGATGAAGAGTTTGACGCGATTGTTGCAAAGTACAACTACAATGCTGTTGGTCATCAGGTTACTGATGGCGTTCCGCATATGTTCCGTATGTACTCACTTCAAAAAGTTTTTAGCTTAGATGACATTCCTACTCCCAACGCAAAGTACATTCGTACTCCGAAGTTGGATGGCGCTGCTGTCTCTTTACTTTATGTAAATGGGCACTTCGCACTCGGATTGACACGAGGAGACGGTAATCTTGGCCGAGATATTACCACCAAACTTGAAGAGTTAGTACCTAGTATGATTCCTATGAAGGGAGAAGTACAGATTACTGGCGAAGTAGTTTGTCCCTCGTCTGTCCCCAATGCTCGTAATGTCGCCTCGGGGTCGCTAAACCTCAAAGATATTCATGAATTTCGGGCAAGAGCCCGGGATTTAGTCTTTGTTGCTTACGACATGCAGTTTGAAAAAGACTACTCAAACTACATTGACGCTATGGATGCATTGGCCCATGAAGGCTTTAATGTTGTTACTACCTTCGACCACTCTAACTATCCTACGGATGGTTGGGTGTACCGTATTAATGACCAGAAGTCTTTTCAAAAAATGGGATATACAGCTCATCACCCTCGCGGCGCTTTTGCTCTTAAAGAGCAGAAAGAGGGCGTACATACAGAATTGCTCGATGTTGTGTGGCAAGTTGGTAAATCAGGTGTAGTCAGCCCAGTTGCCATTCTTGATCCGGTCGAAGTGGAAGGAGCCATTGTGAGCAGGGCAACTCTACACAACATTGAGTACATTCGCTCCCTAGAACTAGAAATAGGATGCACTGTCGAAGTAATTCGGAGTGGAGAAATTATACCTCGAATTTTAGGACGGGTAGACCTTCCAAAAAATAGTTCTTGACTTTTATCTCATATTTTCGTATAATATATTTAACTTTTTCGGAGAACTAAAAATGTTCATAGAGATTGTGCCCCCTACGGACTGTCCGTCCTGCGGGTCTGCGCTTCAGTGGATAAATCACATCTTATATTGTAAGAGTGAGTCATGTGAAGCTCAAAAATCAAAGAAAATTGAACATTTTGCAAAAACTCTGAAGATTAAGGGCTTAGGCCCTGCCGCTATCGAGAAACTAGAAGTTGAAGATTTTGACGAAATATATTCTATCTCTTTAGAGTATATTTGCGATCGTCTAGGAGATAAATTGGGTACTAAACTGTACAAAGAAATAAAAAACTCGGCTTCTGCCCCTCTTGATATGGTACTCCCTGCTTTTGGTATTCCCCTAATCGGAAAAACGGCAACGAAGAAGCTGTCTGAGACTATTAAATCTATTACTGAAATTACACCAGACACTTGTACGCGTGCCGGATTGGGTCCAAAAGCTACCGAGAGCCTATGCAATTGGCTAGATAAACACTTTTATTGCTTTTATGACGGTGCACTACCGTTTGATATGAAGTTCAAAGAAAGTAGTCCTGGCCTTAAAGTTGCAGGCGTTGTTTGCATTAGTGGACGTTTGAAGAGTTTCAAAACTAAAGCTGATGCAACTGAAGCATTGTCAGAAGCAGGTTTTATAGTAAAACCTAATTTGACTAAAGATGTGACAATTCTTGTGAACGAAAGTGGTATTGAATCGTCAAAAACTAAACAAGCCAGCCAGTCTGGTATAACTATCATTACAGATTTACAATCTTTTTTGGAGAAAAAATATGGCACTTCCCAAGTGGACTGATGAGCGTACTGCAGAACTCACCTCTTTTGTAGGTAATGAGTCTCCAGTATCTCAAGAAACTGTAGCAGAAGCTGCGGACCGTCTCGAAACTTCGACTCGTTCTGTATCTTCCAAGCTGCGTAAAATGGGCTTTGAAGTAGAGCTGGCATCTGCCCGCGCTTCCAAGTCTTTCACTGAAGCTCAAGAATCAACTCTCGTTGCTTTCTTGGAGTCAAACAGTGGTGAGTATACTTATGCTCAAATCGCTGACCATTTTGAAAATGGCGCGTTCTCTGCCAAGCAACTGCAAGGCAAAATTCTTTCTATGGAGCTTACCGCTCATGTCAAGCCTGCTCCCAAGGTGGAGTCAGTTAAGACTTACTCAGATGCCGAAGAAGCAACTTTTGTTTCTATGGTAAATGATGGCAAGTTCGTAGAAGAGATCGCTGAAGCTCTCGGCCGTTCTGTTAACAGCATTCGTGGTAAGGCTTTGAGCCTTCTTCGTTCTGGTGACATTGACGCTATTCCGCGTCAAGAGACTACTAAGGGTTCTGCGAAAGCTGATCCTTTTGAAGACTTGGGCGACATCTCTGCCATGACGGTAGAAGCTATTGCCGAAGCTATTGGCAAAACTGCTCGCGGTGTTAAGACTATGCTGACTCGTCGTGGTTTGGCTGCTGCCGACTATGACGGTGCTGCAAAAGCTGCAAAAGCTGCAGAGTAAAACCTATTTATAGGTGAGCTGGCTTTCTTAGGAAGGCCAGCTTTTTCGTGTTCGTTGGGGAGATATAGTTGAACGTCGCTAGTGCGCTCATTAAGCAAATTATTACGCTTCAGGATTTTGAAACCTGGAGTTATGTGCGTAAGCACTATTTGCCAAAAGAGTATCACACTATATTTTCCGTAGTAGATAAGCACTGTGAAACTTACCACAAACTCCCATCACTTGACGAACTTAAATTATCTACAAGAGACACAAATACTCTTGATAAGATATATGCTATTGAAAGTGTAGAGGTTGATACCGACCCCTACATTCTTCTACAGTATCTAAAGAATGAATTCACTCAGAAGGAAATTTTGAGCGAACTTGATGATTATGTAGAAAATTCAATATCTTTTGAAGATGCAGAAGAGAGTGTACAACACCTTCATGACATCATTATTCGAGTCGAAGAAAAAGTAGAACTCGAAGAGCCTCAGGAAAGTATGCAACGTATTTCTCTGTTTGAGGCAGAAGAAGAACTTGGAAAGTACCTGCGCCTCGGTTTGAATACTCGATACGACGATCAAATCCAATTCTCCCCTCGGGATTTGATTTTAGTAGGAGGTCGCCGAGGCGCAGGGAAATCCCTTACCTGTGCAAATATAGCCAACTCTGTATATGAAAGTGGTAAATCTGCTTTATACTTTACTATTGAAATGGACTCCAGGTCTATTCTTCAACGACAGTGCTCAATTGCTACAGGAGTGCCTCAAGGTAGACTCAGGTCTAAAAATCTAAATGTAAGTGAGTGGGAACGAGTAGCCGAATGGTGGGCGGGTCGTTTTACTCGCGGTCAAGAGCTTCTTTCAGAGTATCGAGAACATAGAAAGTTTGAAGATTTTCATAAAAGACTTACTACAACGTGCGAGCTAGATCCTAAGAAACAGCTTGATGTTATTTATGATCCTTCTCTTACTCTTGGTAAGATTCGGACAGAAGTTGAGATGAAAGTTAAATCTTCTATGGATATTGGTGTAGTTATTGTTGACTATATTAACCAAGTAAAAAGATCTAATATACCTTCGAGAGGCGGACAATACGATTGGACTGAACAAATAGAAGTTAGTAAAGCTTTAAAATCAATGGCACAAGAGTATAAAATACCTTTCTTCTCTCCGTATCAAACAGATGCAACAGGAGAAGCAAGATTTGCAAAAGGTATTCTTGATGCAGCAGATGCAGCATTTGCTCTTGAACCTTGGAACCACGAAGATGGTTGTGTAACTTTTAAATGTGTAAAAATAAGAAACAATGAGCCTATAGATTTTACTTCTACGATGGACTGGCAGACCCTCAAAATGGGGCCAGAAAGTGCTCTTACGCCGGATCAAAGAGAGGCATCTGAGCATAAAACCGGAGAAGAAATCCAAGATATCTAAAAATAATTCTTGACACTCCCGCTGAATTGTAGTATAATATATACTTCATTGCGGGAGTTTTTTATTTATGGGAATGATATATGGTTCAATTAGACACACCACATCTGGCAGAGTTAAGAAGAAAGTTCAAAGAAGAGCTAAGAGAGTTATGCGGGCGGTTTCCGTTGACTCTACAGAGCCTTTCCGACGATCCACCCCTGAGTACCCAAGCGGCTCCGATACAGTTGGAGTTGCCGCTCGAGTGGAATCGCCACGTTACACCGGAACACTTGTTAAAGGTATCGGAACCATGCACAAATCAAACGCAGTCCCCATCATCAATGAAGAAGAAATGAAAGATATTGCAAGGATGAGAAGATAATGCACGACGGTCTTATGCAACACTGGAAAACTCCAGACACTTGCCCCCATTGTGGAGAGCATCTAGTTGGTGATGGATATAGCAATGGGGATCCTGTAAGATGTCCCAATGCTTTAGAAGAAGATTGGTGGTATTCTGAGCCCGATAGTGGCCCTTGGTATTGTAACGAAGATAATTATGATGAGCCATCAGAGTATGATGAGTGGCAAAGCTATGACCCGGATTGTTAATGATTGTAGAAGATTTATTACAGGATAAAAAAATTCCTTACTATGCAAAAGGTAAGGATTTTCTTGTTAGCTGTTTAAACCCAGAGCATGACGATTCTAACCCTAGTATGAGAATCGACCAGATTACAGGAATATTTAATTGTTTTTCTTGCGGGTTTAAAGGTAATTTATTTTATCATTTTGGAGAGAAAGCAAATCAGCTACAGCTACGTCGAGAAAATTTAAAGAAAAAAATAAGACAAAAAATGGCAGAAGGCGCGGGTCTTTCTATGCCCTCAGGCTATTTACCATACTCTGGCAATTGGAGAGGTATAAAACCTGAGACATACAATGCATTTGGCGCATTTACTCACCATGAAAAAGATCACATAGGAAGAGTAGTATTTCCAATAAAAGATATTGGAGGAAGAGTAGTTGCTTTTAACGGTAGGCATATGTCAGGGGGAGTCCCTAAGTATATGATTACTCCTAGAGGTGCAAAGATGCCTTTATTTCCTACGGTTAAAGCATTAAAAAATACAGTAATTCTTGTAGAAGGCATTTATGATGCAATCAATTTGCACGATAAAGGGTTGACTAACGCTGTATGTTGTTTTGGTACAAATAATATTAATGAGGAAAAGTTAGGCTTACTGGCACTGCAAGGAGTTACAAACATTGACATCTTTTTTGATGGCGATGAAGCAGGGCAGAAAGCAGCAGAAAAAGTAAAAGATATGTGCGAGAAAGTTGATCTCATACCCAGAAATGTTTATTTAGAAAATACAGATCCTGGGGCACTTGTTGAATCTCAAGTTGAAAAGTTAAAAAGGAGATTATATGGCTAACGTCGCCGTAATAGAGACGAAACCGTCAAGAACAAATTTTACTCGGGAGTTTGATGGAGCTTTCGAGTTTGATCAGTATCAACTTTGTTCAGACCCTACAATTAAGAAGGTCTTAAAAAGAGATTGCGATATTGATATTGATACAGATGCTTACGAGTGGATTGTACTTGTAGGGTCTGATGCGTTAAAGTATTTTACAAAAATTAATTCAGTAACAGAATATTCAGGTAAAAAAGTTGAAGGAAAGTTTTTGCCTGTAATTAACCCTGCGATGCTTGCATTTAAACCTGAAGCTAGAAAAACTTGGGAAGATTCCAAGGCTAGTATTATTTCTTATATTCGTGGAGAAATAGAGGATGTAGTAATTGATGAAAGTATTGCTTTCGGAATACAAAATACGGAGGATGCTAATGCTTTTATCGAACAGGCTATTAGACATGAAGGAGACTATGTTGCTTTGGACTCAGAGACTACTGGACTCTATCCTAGGGACGGTCATATGCTGGGTATTAGTCTTAGCTATAATGGGACTAGCGGGGCTTATATTGACACCGATTGTTTTGATGATGATACTGAACGACTTCTTCAAGAGCTTTTCAATAAGAAAGCTGTAATTTTTCACAATGCAAAGTTTGATATGGCATTTTTTGAATATCATTTCAATTTTAAATTTCCACGCTTTGAAGATACAATGTTACTGCACTATCTCATAGATGAAAATCCCGGGACTCACGGACTTAAGCAGCTTGCTATGAAGTTTACTCCTTATGGAGACTATGAGAAACCCATGTACGATTGGATAGATCAGTACAGAAAAGAGAATG